ATAACACAACTAACGAATCGGTTGTTGATCCAGATAAAAAAGAATCGTTTGATTTTTATGTAAGAAAAGGAACAGGTCTATCACCTTTTAGAGAGTACGATGATGCACTTCAAAAATGTTTAGAAAAATATATGCAGGAGTATTCTGACATGCAGTATCTTACTAAGTTTAATGTTGTTGAACCGATGAATGTGCAACACTATAAACCAGGAGGTGGTTTTAAAATATGGCATTATGAAAGATTAAATCCTAAAAGCACTAGCAGGGTTTTAGTTTTTATGACTTATTTAAATGATGTTCCTGATGGTGGCACTGATTTTAAATATCAAAAAATAACGTGTCCTGCTAAAAAAGGTTTAACTATATTGTGGCCACCAGATTGGCACCACACTCACAAAGGTCAAGTATCTAAAAAACATGACAAATATATAATTACGGGATGGTATAGTTTATTATGATATCTAATTGGGAACAATCTTTTTCTAAAATTAATGGAGTAAAAGCTGCAGGCATAAGTCTTCCAGATCAAATCTTTAAAGATTTAAGGAAAGCCTGTGACAATGCAAAAAAGAAACACAATAAGGTAAAGAAAGAACTTATAGGGCATATTAACGAAGAATATTATATTACTGAGGTGCCTAAAAATTTTAATGATTTTTTATTAAGGACAGTTCTTAATGCAGACGTCATAGTAGAAAGAAGTAAAAAACTAGCTATTGTTTCTCATGACAAACCTTTTTATTTAGATAGGCTTTGGGTTAATTATCAAAAGAAGTATGAGTTTAATCCACCTCATGATCATGCTGGTGTATATTCTTTTGTTGTCTTTATTCAAATCCCGTATGACTTAAAAAAAGAAGAGACGTATTTTACAAAAATGTTTGCAGATAATGCTAGACCTATGACATCTAAGTTTGCTTTTCAAAATATTAATATTGATGGAGAAATTTCTACTGACCCTTTAAACGTAGATAAAAGTTTTGAAGGCAAAATTATACTATTTCCTTCTAAACAGGTCCATACTGTATTCCCTTTCTATACAAGTAATCGTTATAGAATAACTGTTTCTGGTAATATACGACTAAGAGCCGATTAAATTAAGACTACCAAAAACCTAAAAATCTTGTATTATGGCAAAACTATGCTACAAAAACTAGGCTTTTTACCAGGATTTAATAAACAAGTTACTGAAACCGGCGCTGAAGGTCAATGGTTTGATGGTGACAATGTTAGATTTAGATATGGAACTCCAGAAAAAATAGGCGGTTGGACTCAACTTGGGGACGATAAATTAACAGGTGCAGCAAGAGCTATTCATCATTTTGATGATAACTCAGGTATTAAATATGCTGCCATAGGAACAAATAGAATTTTATACGTTTATTCAGAAGGATTGTTTTATGATATCCATCCAATACGAACTACTATAACGGGAGCTGATTTTACCAGCACCTCTTCTTCAACAACGGTTACGATAAACACTGGTGGTACATCTCATGGTTTAAATGAAGATGATATTGTTATGTTTGACAATGTAACTTTGCCTTCAGGATCTACTTATGGAACAGCAACTTTTGAAGATCAAAAGTTTATGGTTACATCGGTTCCTTCTACTAATACCTTTACAATTACGATGGATAGTCAGGAATCAGGGACACCTTTAACTAACGCTGGATCTGCATCAGTCCTATGTTATTTTACCGTCGGCCCATCTCAACAACTTGGAGGTTTTGGTTGGGGTACAGGTTTATGGTCTGGTACAGCGATTGGAGCTGCAACTACAACTCTTTCAACAGCTATAACTGATCTTATAACTACGACAGTTGTTGTGGCAAACTCTGCTGCATTTCCGGCTTCAGGGTCAATTAGAATCGGCACTGAGGATATTAGCTATACTAATAATGATACCTCAACAAACACTTTAAGTGGTGGTGCTCGGGGCATAAACGGAACTACAAAAGCCACACACAGTGGAGGCGCAACAGTTACAAACATAACTGACTTTGTTGGATGGGGTAATGCCTCTGCACAAGATTTTACATTAGATCCGGGACTATGGGTGTTAGATAACTTTGGAACAAAATTAATAGCGTTAATATTTAATGGTGCTTGTTTTGAGTGGGACGCTGCTGGACCAGGAGCAACATCTACAAGGGCTACAATAATACCTAATGCACCAACAGCATCTCGACATGTGCTGGTATCTACAC